TTATAACGTCACTCCGCCTTTTAGTGGATTCAGAGCGACGGCGTTCTGCAGGTAGTCAGGCGCAAGGTGCGCATAGGTCATTGTCTGCTGAATGCTCGCATGCCCCAGAATCTGTTGCAGTGCAATTATGTTGCCCCCATTCATCATGAAATGGCTTGCGAATGTATGCCGCAGAATGTGGGTTGCCTGATTGGGAGGTATATCAGGTTTCACTCTGCGTAAAATCCCGCAAAACTTCTCATAATCTACCTTGAACAATTTGGCGCTGGCCTCCTCTTTAACTTTTTTCTCCAGTTCCTCAGAAATCGGCACTGTTCGCTTTTTACCGTTTTTGGTTTTCAGGAAGGTAACCCTGCAACTTGTAATCTGTGCTGGTTTTAGCGTGGCAACTTCCGTCCATCTTCCTCCAGTGCTCAGACATAAAAGCGCGACAAGTAAGTCATCACCAGTCAAAACATTTAGCAGTTTTTCGATTTCTGCTTTTTCCAGGAACGTCATTTCAGGGTTAGCCTCCGTCAGTGGCGGCAGTCCGTGAATTGGGTGTTGCCCGGAAAATTCATCCAATTGAATTAATTTTGTGAACATGCCGGATAATCGGTACATGTCGCGGTTTATCGTTGCAGCACTGATGCCATCACGTAGTCGCATGGAGCGATAATCCATCAAAGCCCTTTTGTTCATCCGACTCACTGGTATATCACCTATGCCGCTGATGGTTTTGAGCAGATGATTAAACTCTTTTGTCCCATGCTCGTGGTTTTGCCCGTGGTATTTCCACCAGATGTCGAGCAATTCTGTCAAAGTTCGGCGGTCTGCTCGCTGGCCTCCCCATTCTTTCTGACTGGCATTGACGATTGTGTATCGCTCAAATGCTACCGCTTCAGCTTTTCTTTCAAATTTCCTGCGGATGCGTTTTCCATCGCGACCGCGAGGCCTGATATCCACTTCATAACGTCCATCATCGAGCTTTCTGATACTCATAAAGCCCCCCGATGAACACGAGTTTTCTTGTTGTTTAGCCCTTTGTGGTTGTGTGATGAATATTTTTTTACCAGTAACATGCATTTTATGTGCATGTAATGTCGGTAAATAGTTAGCCAGTTTTGCGGCCTGAGTGTGACGATGTTGTTTCTTCTGGCCCAGAGTGTGCGACGACCGGGGAAATCTGCCCGGATTCTGGCGCAATCTCATCTGTCATAATCCATAATGTATATTTTTTAAACAGCGGTGTGTTGACTACTTGCTTTACGATTTGTAGTCCTGGCTCTTTATGTCCACCTTCATAATTTTTCAACGAACTAAGTGCTAATCCACTAAGCTCGCAAAATTTTTTTTGTGTTAATCCCTCGGCCTTGCGAATAGCGCGAAGTTTCTCCGATATTTTCATTTGACATGGTTCCCCTATGGAGACTATATTCCCCTCAAAAGGTACTTGTTCGGAAACCTTTTGGGGCGTGAGTCCAGCCAGTCAGGAACGATCCTGAGCGGTTTTAAGAGGGCTGGACGGATAAGATTAGCACGAGAGGTGTGTTTTATGGACGCAAACAACTATGTGGTTAAGTATCCGATTGATGCGGTACACCCTGACAAGTTTGCAGAATTGCTCGGAAAACCGCGTACTGCGGTCGTTGAAATGATCAAAGCTAACAAGTTGCCGGTAGTTGAATTTCGCGATCCAACTAAGCCGAATGCTCGTGCAGGAGACAAACTGGTTTTCATTCCTGAGTTCAATCGTGGTGTGCGTGAGGCATTCTACAACCGACCGATAGAACAGCGGGACGCGTGGCTGCTGTGGATGGGGCTTTAAATCATTGCTAAATCAGGCTGTCAGCAACAGGGCGGACGGCATAAGGGGAACATCATGGCGAACAAAAATAGTACGAACCAGTGCGGCACAGATAAGGCACTGACGCAGAGAGAAATTTTAGAACTGGCGGTAAAAATCGGGGATTTCATCAAAGAAGAGGCCGGACGCTTAGATAAACAGGTGTCCGGCAAAGATATCAGCGTTATCGCTGGCGTACTGGACTTTATTCACCAGTGCGAGTAATGCCTATTTTTTCGCGAGTTTTTCTTCGAGTTTTTTCTCAAGAACTGGATAGATAGCATCAAATAAGCGTGAAGCTCGGGTTTCTACAGGAACAGGCATTACTGATTGTTCAGTAAGTGCTCCGCCAATGACTGAACAGGTCTGCTCAAAAAGAAACTTGGTTTTTTCTAAATCATTCATGTCGTTATTCCTTGTGTTACGAACTACTTGCTTACATTTGGAGTGAAAGCAATTGGATAGTACCACAAGACCATGCGCCGGACATGGCTAAAAACCGGCTCTGTTTCAGGAGGAGTTATGCAGGAACCTCGTTGTATTGCTCAGTTATTGCGTAACGAAAGCCCCAGGGCGATTGACTTCACCATCACCCACGGGAAGGGACGCAAGGGAATCATTATCCGCACCAAAAAACAGAGTCCGTTAAAGAAGGCTCTGACCTTTCTGAAAAGCCGGAGGGTCTGGAAATGACAGTGATGACGCTCAATCTCGTTGAAAAACAGCCAGCAGCTATGCGCCGGATAATTGGCAAGCATCTTGCCGTCCCTCGCTGGCAGGATACATGTGATTATTATAATCAGATGATGGAGCGCGAACGGCTAACGGTTTGCTTTCATGCACAGTTAAAACAGCGTCACGCAACGATGCGTTTTGAAGAAATGAACGACGTCGAACGTGAACGACTGGTATGTGCAATTGATGAATTGCGTGGCGCATTCTCAAAACGCCGTCAGGTTGGCGCAAGTGAGCATGCATATATTAGTTTTTTAACAGTCAGTCAGCGTCGTACTTTATTTATGCACGCCGGATTGACAGAAAAAGAATTTAATCAGCCATACTGGCGAATTAATGAAGAGTCATGTTACTGGCGTGATGCTTTATTCCGTGCATTACGTGAATTATTCAGCCTGTTTGAGTATGCACCGACAATTCTGACGTCGGTAAAACCAGAGCAATATCTGCATTAAGTAATTAACCAGAGTTTTTAACGCACTTAATTGTGCGGGGCTTCTTTTTGCCTGGAGAAAGTCATGCATACAGTTTCTGAAAATCAGTGCGGTATATACGCATTACTGCTGCAACAGGCCAGAACCGAAGCACAGGCCGACGCTGCGACGCGCTTTTCTTCTCATCTTGATGCCATGATTCGCCACATCACAAAGGCGGAGTTATCCCGCGTGGAGATAGTCGAGCTGCTCAGTCAGGAGTCGGAAAAATTTCACAATATCGGATTGTCTCGCGGGGAGGTGCTTTGATGTCCTGTTCTCATTCAGTTGTATTACTGAATAACGCCTTAAAAATCGCCGTTATGAAAAATGGCGATTTGTCTCTTATTCAACTTTGTCTTGATAAAGAAAAACGCGACATCACTGAATCTGTTATCGCGATTTATCAGAATGAATTAAACCTCCTGTCTGATGTGGTCAATTTACTTGTTAAACGCGCTGTATTCCACAAGCAAATTTCCTCAGTGGATGAACTGACAAAATTAACGACAGAACTTGCCAGTTATTGCGCTGATGTATCCAGGAAACTTAACGATAAAAGGAGCTGATAATGCCGGACAACGTAGATTTTATTCAGGAACAACAGGCTGAATTACTGGAGCGCCAGATTAACGCGGCAAGGGTAAAACATTGCGGTGCTTCTGCGCTGGTTTGCGAAGAGTGTGACGCGCCAATACCTGCTGCCCGTCGTGCGGCTTATCCGTCAGCCACGCGTTGTGTTTCCTGCCAGTCAGTCTTTGAAGCAAAAAACAAGCATTACCGGAGAATGGCATGAGTATTCGTATTGAAATTGGCGAACGTTATGTCGTTACCAGTGACAGCTTTCAGTTTATTCTCCACGAGAAAAAGAGAGCGGAAAGCGGTAAAAACGCCGGTCAGGAATGGCTGGCGGTGGTTGGTTATTATCCGAAATTAAGCCAGCTCGTTTCCGGCCTGATGCATCACGATATTCTGACCGGAAGCGCAAAGTCTTTTGCTGATTTAAACGCGCAGGTTGAGCAACTCAGCAGGCGTTGTTCAGAGGCTTTTGGCTCATATGGCCGTTAAAGCCTCCGGGCGTTTTGTCCCTCCTTCAGCATTTGCTGCAGGCACCGGTAAGGCGTTTACCGGTGCTTATGCATGGAACGCGCCACGCGAGGCCGTCGGGCGCGAAAGACCCCTTACACGTGACGAGATGCGTCAGGTGCAAGGTGTTTTATCCACGATTAACCGCCTGCCTTACTTTTTGCGTTCGCTGTTTACTTCACGCTATGACTACATCCGGCGCAATAAAAGCCCGGTGCACGGGTTTTATTTCCTCACATCCACTTTTCAGCGTCGTTTATGGCCGCGCATTGAGCGCGTGAATCAGCGCCATGAAATGAACACCGACGCGTCGTTGCTGTTTCTGGCAGAGCGTGACCATTATGCGCGTCTGCCGGGGATGAATGATAAGGAGCTGAAAAAGTTTGCCGCCCGTATTTCATCGCAGCTTTTCATGATGTATGAGGAACTCTGCGATGCCTGGGTGGATGCGCATGGCGAAAAAGAATCGCTGTTTACGGATGAGGCGCAGGCTCACCTCTATGGTCATGTTGCTGGCGCTGCACGTGCTTTCAATATTTCCCCTCTCTACTGGAAAAAATACCGTAAAGGACAGATGACCACGAGGCAGGCATATTCTGCCATTGCCCGTCTGTTTAACGATGAGTGGTGGATTAGTCAGCTTAAAGGCCAGCGTATGCGCTGGCATGAAGCGTTACTGATAGCTGTCGGGGAGGTCAATAAAGACCGTTCTCCTTATGCCAGTAAACACGCCATTCGTGATGTGCGTGCGCGCCGCCAGGCAAATCTGGAATTTCTTAAATCGTGTGACCTTGAAAACAGGGAAACCGGCGAACGCATCGACCTTATCAGTAAGGTGATGGGCAGTATTTCTAATCCTGAAATTCGCCGGATGGAGCTGATGAACACCATTGCCGGTATTGAGCGTTACGCCGCCGCAGAGGGTGATGTGGGGATGTTTATCACGCTGACCGCGCCGTCAAAGTATCACCCGACACGTCAGGTCGGAAAAGGCGAAAGAAAAACCGTCCAGCTTAATCACGGCTGGAATGATGAGGCATTTAATCCAAAGGATGCGCAGCGTTATCTCTGCCGTATCTGGAGCCTGATGCGCACGGCATTCAAGGATAATGATTTACAGGTCTACGGTTTGCGTGTCGTCGAGCCACACCACGACGGAACGCCGCACTGGCATATGATGCTTTTTTGTAATCCACGCCAGCGTAACCAGATTATCGAAATCATGCGTCGCTATGCGCTCAAAGAGGATGGTGACGAAAGAGGAGCCGCGCGAAACCGTTTTCAGGCAAAACACCTTAACCGGGGCGGTGCTGCGGGATATATCGCGAAATACATCTCAAAAAACATCGATGGCTATGCACTGGATGGTCAGCTCGATAACGATACCGGCAGGCCGCTGAAAGACACAGCGGCGGCTGTTACCGCATGGGCGTCAACGTGGCGCATACCACAATTTAAAACGGTTGGCCTGCCGACAATGGGGGCTTACCGTGAACTACGCAAATTGCCTCGCGGCGTCAGCATTGCTGATGAGTTTGACGAGCGCGTCGAGGCTGCACGCGCCGCCGCAGACAGTGGTGATTTTGCGTTGTATATCCGCGCGCAGGGTGGGGCAAATGTCCCGCGCGATTGTCAGACTGTCAGGGTCGCCCGTAGCCCGTCGGATGACGTTAACGAGTACGAGGAAGAGGTCGAGAGAGTGGTCGGCATTTACGCACCGCATCTCGGCGCGCGTCATATTCATATCACCAGAACGACGGAGTGGCGCATTGTGCCGAAAGTTCCGGTCGTTGAGCCTTTGACTTTAAAAAGCGGCATCGCCGCGCCTCGGAGTCCTGTCAATAACTGTGGAAAGCTCACCGGTGGTGATACTTCGTTACCGGCTCCCACACCTTCTGAGCACGCCGCAGCAGTGCTTAATCTGGTTGATGACGGTGTTATTGAATGGAATGAACCGGAGGTCGTGAGGGCGCTCAGGGGCGCACTAAAATACGACCTGAGAACGCCAAACCGTCAGCAAAGAAACGGAAGCCCGTTAAAACCACATGAAATTGCACCATCGGCCAGACTGACCCGGTCGGAAAGAATGCAAATCACCCGTATCCGCGTTGACCTTGCTCAGAACGGTATCAGGCCGCAGCGATGGGAGCTTGAGGCGCTGGCGCGTGGGGCAACCGTAAATTATGACGGGAAACATTTCACTTATCAGGTCGCTGATGAGTGGCTTGGATTTCCTTCTGTTGATTTTTTTGATTGTGGTGCTTGAGTTTACAATCAGTTAATAAACGGTAGGATTGTATGCAGTTAAAACAGAATAGTATAAGACCGCTGTAGGCTTTGGCTTGTCTAGCATCGACAGCAAAAGCTATCATGGAAAAACTAGCTGTTGTATGTTAGGTGTGCAGAAACGAGAGTAGGGTTGAGCACTGTTGCATTCCAGAATTTAGGGGAGGGGTAAACATATGAAAAAAAACTCGGTAGGTGTGGAGGATAAATTAAAACATAAAGCAGTTCAATATATTAATATTGAAGATCTGGAGCTTGATGTTGAAAACCCCCGCTTTGGTGAAGACTCTTCTTCATCTGATACACAAGTTGATGTGCTGAATAATATTGTTAAAAATTATGGCGTTACTGATGTAATAAGTTCTATTGCAGTGAATGGTTATTTTTCTGCTGAGCCAATGGTGGTGAGGAAAAATAATAATAAGAAATTCACTGTAATGGAAGGTAATAGAAGGCTGGCTGCCTGTCTTATACTTAAAAATGATGACAGAGCAAGAGATCAAGTTAATCTGCATCAACAGTATATTGATAAATACAATTCTCATGGGTGCCCTAAAATAGACCCAGTTCCAGCAATAGTTTTTGAAGACGATGATGGTGTAGATAAAAAATCACTTATATCATATTTAGGTGTGAGGCATATCGTATCTACAAAGGATTGGGATTCATACGCTAAGGCTGCATGGATATCTCGAACCATCAAGGAAGGAGATATGAGCGTATCTGATATTTCCACTATGATTGGTGACCGTAATAGCACTATAAAAAGACTTTTGTCTGGATATAATTTCATTAAACAAATGGAGTCTGCTGGGAAGTATAATAAAGATGATAGTGTGAAGAAAGGGAGAGGGAGCAATACTAGTTATCCATTCTCGTGGGTTTATACATTGCTGAGTTATAAGAGTATTCAGGATTTTGTGGGCTTATCAGATAATCCTACAGACCCTAATCCAATAGATGAAAAGAAATTGGATAATGCGAAGCTTCTAATGACAGCTATGTTTGGTAATAAAAATAAAGGACAAAACTCACAAGTTAAAGACTCTCGTAATCTTGGTGTCTTGGCTGAGATAGTTGCTTCTCCAGAAAAAGTTATACTGCTCAAGCAAGGCAAGGATGTTGAAGACATTAATGACCTAACTCAGCCAATCGGCGATAGGTTGACTAGTTTAATGTTAGAAATTAGAAGTAAATTGGACGAATGTCTTACGAGGGTAGGGCGTGAAGATTTACCAATGCAGGATGCTATTCAACTTAATATATATCTTGAGCAAATAAGTAAACAATTTAGATCTTTTAGAGTATCAATTAATGAGGCTATTACTGGAAGTGATAGTGAGGGTTTTTAATTGTGAATTATGGTTTACGCTCTAAAATGCAGGGATTCGCAACAGATGCGGATCAAGCAGAATTTAATGCATTACTTGATGTTAGCGCGACAATAGACTCAGGAATTGAGGATGATAAAATTGCTGGAACTATCTATGATGAGTTAGAAAATTTAGATGGTCATTTGGAAGAAGAATGGATGATGGAAGATCAGGGAAAGGAGCTTTTAGTTGGTCAGATTGCCGAGCATATACAATGGAGAGCAAAGGTTTTGGATGATATGTATCCATTTGAATATAAAGAAAATCATCTAACATTAAAGGAGTCTCCTTCCCTTGTTTATCTGTTTTGCTTATGTGTCTCTGTAATTAATAATTTAACAAAAGGAGATAATGTTAAGTTGCCTAGATTTTTTGAAGTTATGGCTGGGCGATTATTCACAAAATTTTTTAGTTCACACGCAAAACACATGCATACTGGTTGGCCTCGTTCAAATGGAAATCCTAGTAGTTATAAGGAACTAGCTTATAAACTGAACTCTTCGATCTCACCAAATACAAGAGAATGGTCTTGGCGCGTAGAGAATGGCTTAAGAGATGAGGATGCATTGAGAATTAAAGATTGTGGTGTGGATTTTGTTACATGGGTTGATTTTTTGGATGGTAGAGATGGACGTTTATTTGCTTTAGGGCAATGCGCTTGTGGTAATGATTGGCCAACAAAGTTTCAGGATATTAAAATTGAAAGGTTAACACCATGGTTTCATCCATTAACTTACATTAAGTGTGTTAAAGTTTTCTCAACACCTTATGTGTTAGTTGATGAAATGATAAGAGAAGCAAGCGCAGAAGCTGGAATTATATTTGATCGAGTCCGTTTAACTATTGCATATGAGCGTTTTAAGGATGAATTTGGTGATATGCAGGATGAGTTAGATGCGTTAATTACCTTTTGTAAAGAATTAAAAAAGGCCCAGTGATGGGCCATTACCATATATCAGGGATGTTTCTCACAACCGCTTCAAACAAAGGTGGTGGAACTGCATTACCTACGACCTTATATCTCTCTTTTAACATCCGTGCGGCCCCAAAACTATCCATGTCAGGAAAAGTTAGATAACCACCATGATTGGTATATTCTTTACTAAACCCTTGCAGAATCGCCGCTTCTTTATAAGAGAAGCGTCTGGCTGGCGAGTTTGTTATAAACTCCCACTTGTCTATACCCACTTTTTTTAATTCGGGGCTGATGGGATGCAAGGGAATATGACGAAGATTACTTACGATAGTTTTACTAACTTCGTCCCAGTTGCGGCGTCTATTCCTAGATAAATAGTACCAGTGAAATGGGTCATCACAAAACTCACCGATTGGCCATTCAGGTAATCCCTTTAGTGCTTCACCGATTGTTACATAAGGTAATGATTTTTCCTCACCATGTGTGGCTTCAGGGAATTTATATTCTAGGTCGAAGTCGTTACGAATACCTACAATTATTAATCTCTTACGCTCTTGCGGTACACCGTAGTGGTGAGCTTTGAGTATATTCCAAACAACTTTATAGCCTATATTACCAGCATTGGAGAAGCGTTTTATTTGATCATCGAGTAGATGCTTAAATGTACTATTTCTCATACCTGAAACATTTTCGACAATAAATGCTTTAGGTTGAATATTGGTTAATGCACGTGCAAACTCTTTATATAAAAAATTTATACTCCTGTCCGCAAGACGTGCGCCACCTTGGCTAAATCCTTGGCATGGATAGCATCCAACAAGAAGGTCTGCACTCGGAAATTTTTCAACTTCTCGGATATCTTGGATTAGGTAATCTGTTTCTGGTAGGTTTGCGAGATAAACCTCTCTCGCATATGGCAAAATATCGTTTGCCATAACGATGTCGAAACCAGCTTTGCTTAATCCAGCATCGGAACCACCACAACCCGAGAACAATGATACAGCTTTTGGCATTTTCTCCCCCTGATAAACCGGCAAGAGTATAGCTTTTTATATGGCTACTGCATACATCATCCTTATAAATGGCAGTTTCTGGTGTATGCATGGACGTGAATTTTTTTGCATGCATTAGCTTTACTTATTTGAAGTATTGTCCGTGACGTCTGGCGCGCTTCCAACGTATTCATGAAACTGCATTAAAAGCGCCCCATGAAGCGGGCGGGCGAGGCGGGGAAAGCACTGCGCGCTGGCGGTGGTGCTGATTTTATTTTTTCAGCGTCTGAGCGCGTCGTGATGGCGTTTAGATTGTGCGCCGGGGCGTTGGTTTGTCTGCGGGCTGTTTTGCGCGGTGGTGAGCGTGTGAGGGCGTGATGACGGGTTGTAAAAAAGCCGCCCGCAGGCGGCGATGTTCAGCCGTTGTCAGTGTCCAGTGAGTAGTTTTTAAAGCGGATGACCTCCTGACCGAGCCAGCCGTTTATCTCGCGGATCCTGTCCTGTAACGGGATAAGCTCATTGCGGACAAAGACCTTTGCCACTTTCTCAATATCACCCAGAGACCCGACGTTTTCCGGCTTGCCGCCCATCAACTGAAAGGGGATGCGGTGCGCATCCAGCAGGTCAACGGCGCTGGCTTTTTTGATATTAAAAAAATCGTCCTTCGTCGCCACTTCACTGAGCGGGATAATTTTAATGCCGTCGGCTTTCCCCTGTGGGGCATAGAGAAACAGGTTTTTAAAGTTATTGCGGCCTTTCGACTTCACCATGTTTTCGCGAAGCATTTCGATATCGTTGCGGTCCTGCACGGCATCGGTGACGTACATGATGTATCCGGCATGCGCGCCGTTTTCGTAATACTTGCGGCGGAACAGCGTGGCCGACTCATTCAGCCAGGCAGAGTTAAGGGCGCTGAGATATTCCGGCAGGCCGTACAGCTCCTGATTAATATCCGGCTCCAGCAGGTGAAACACGGAACCGGGCGCGAAAGGTGTCGGCTCGTTGAAGGACGGCACCCACCAGTAAACATCCTCCTCCACGCCACGGCGGGTATATTTTGCCGGTGAGGTTTCCAGTCTGATGATCTTACCGGTGGTGCTGTAACGCTTTTCCAGAAACGCATTACCGAACACCAGAAAATCCAGCACAAAGCGGCTGAAATCCTGTTGCGAAAGCCACGGATGCGGGATAAATGTCGAGGCCAGAATATTGCGTTTAACGTAAATCGGTGAGCTGTGATGCACGGCAGCACGCAGGCTTTTCGCCAGACCGGTAAAGCTGACCGGCGGCTCATACCATCTGCCGTTACTGATGCACTCGACGTAATCCAGAATGTCACGGCGGTCGAGTACCGGCACCGGCTCACCAAAGGTGAATGCCTCCATTTTCGGGGCGCTGGCGGTCATTTTTTTTGCCGCAGGTTGCGGTGTTTTCCCTTTTTTCTTGCTCATCAGTAAAACTCCAGAATGGTGGATGTCAGCGGGGTGCTGATACCGGCGGTGAGTGGCTCATTTAACAGGGCGTGCATGGTCGCCCAGGCGAGGTCGGCGTGGCTGGCTTCCTCGCTGCGGCTGGCCTCATAAGTGGCGCTGCGTCCGCTGCTGGTCATGGTCTTGCGGATAGCCATAAACGAGCTGGTGATGTCGGTGGCGCTGACGTCATATTCCAGACAGCCACGGCGGATGACGTCTTTTGCCTTGAGCACCATTGCGGTTTTCATTTCCGGCGTGTAGCGGATATCGCGCGCGGCGGGATAGAACGAGCGCACGAGCTGGAACACGCCGACACCGAGGCCGGTGGCATCAATACCGATGTATTCGACGTTGTATTTTTCGGTGAGTTTGCGGATGGATTCCGCCTGAGTGGCAAAGTCCATGCCTTTCCACTGGTGACGCTCAAGTATTCTGAATTTGCCACCGGCCACCACCGGCGGTGCCAGTACCACGCATCCGGCGCTGTCGCCACGGTGTGACGGGTCGTAACCAATCCAGACCGGGCGGGAGCCGAACGGATTGGCGGCAAACGGCGCATAGTCTTCCCATTCTTCCAGCGTGTCGACCATGCAGCGTTGCAGCTCCTCGAACGGGAACACCGACGCCTTGTCGTCAACAAATTCACACATGAACAGGTTTTTAAAATCGTCGGCGCTGTTTTCACGTTTGAGCTGCTCAATGTCGAACAGTGTGCAGCCACCTTTCAGGGCATCTTCAATGGTGACAATCTGCCGCCACTGGCCGTCCGCACAGAGAAGACCTCCGGCAAGGGCGTTATGACTGACGTCGATTTCCACGCGTTCGGCGGCGCTGGCGCGTCCCCGGTTGAACAGTTCACCTGACCAGAACGGGTAGGCGTCGTGCGCCAGCGTGGACGGGGTGGAGAAATAGGTCGAGCGCAGGTGACTCTGTGAGGCCATACCTGATGCCACCTTACGCAGTACCTGAAAATTCGGTATCCAGAAAATCTCGTCGACGTACAGGTCGCCGTTATGGCTCTGTGCGGTGTTGGAGTTGGTGCCGAGAAAAATCAGTTTTGCGCCGTTATTGCCCAGGACAATCGGGTCACCGGTCAGGTCAACGTCAACCAGACGGGCAAAGGCGATGATGTATTCACGGAATACATACGCCTGCGTTTTACTGGCCGACAGAAAAATCTGGTTATGGCCTGTTTTCAGGGCGCGCAGCAGCGCCTCGCGGGAAAAATAAAACGTCGCGCCAATCTGGCGGGATTTCAGGATATCGCGGATGCGGTGCTCAAGCCCGGCGCGATACCAGTGCAACTGATATTCGAAAGACTGCTCAAAGAAAATCTGCTCCAGCTTTTCGATGGCCTCGTCACTGAAAAAATTCTTTTTCGGTTTGCGACGCCCGCCTTTGTTGCGGTTAGCGACGTTCGGATTAAGGTCTGCCTCGTTGCCGGTCTGACTGTAACGGTTGACCCGTGCCAGTCGTTCAATCTGGCGTCCGAGCAGGTCAATTTCCTTGAAGTCACCGCCGGTTTTCTGCGGTTTGATGATGAGCTGGGTCAGCCGCGCTTCCAGACTCATTTCGACACGGCTGATGGGGGCAACGCTGTCCCAGCCGTCGCGCTGCTTCCAGCTCTGCACCGTCGGGCGTTTCATCTGCAACATGGCGGCAATCTGCGGCACGGAAAATCCCTGCCAGTACAGCAGCGCCGCCTGACGACGCGGGTCGTGTAAAAGAGTGGTGTCTGTGGTGATGGTCATGAATACCTCGCCGTGATGAATACACGGCAAGGCTACTGAGTCGCGCCCCGCGATTCGCTAAGGTGCTGTTGTGTCAGTGATAAGCCATCCGGGACTGATGGCGGAGGATGCGCATCGTCGGGAAACTGATGCCGACATGTGACTCCTCTAATCACTATTCAGGACTCCTGACAATGGCAAAAAAAGCATCAAAATTCTTTCGTATCGGCGTTGAGGGTGACACCTGTGACGGGCGTGTCATCAGTGCGCAGGATATTCAGGAAATGGCCGAAACCTTTGACCCGCGAGTCTATGGTTGCCGCATTAACCTGGAACATCTGCGCGGCATCCTGCCTGACGGTATTTTTAAGCGTTATGGTGATGTGGTCGAACTGAAGGCCGAAAAGATTGACGATGATTCGGCGCTGAAAGGCAAATGGGCGCTGTTTGCGAAAATCACCCCGACCGATGACCTTATCGCGATGAACAAGGCCGCGCAGAAGGTCTATACCTCAATGGAAATTCAGCCGAACTTTGCCAATACAGGCAAATGTTATCTGGTGGGTCTGGCCGTCACCGATGACCCGGCAAGCCTCGGCACGGAATACCTGGAATTCTGCCGCACGGCAAAACACAACCCTCTGAACCGCTTCAAATTAAGCCCTGAAAACCTGATTTCAGTGGCAACGCCTGTTGAGCTGGAATTTGAAGACCTGCCTGAAACCGTGTTCACAGCCCTGACCGAAAAGGTGAAATCCATTTTTGGCCGCAAACAGGCCAGCGATGACGCCCGTCTGAATGACGTGCATGAAGCGGTGACCGCTGTCGCTGAGCATGTGCAGGAAAAACTGAGCGCCACTGAGCAGCGCCTTGCTGAGATGGAAACCGCCTTTTCCGCACTTAAGCAGGATGTGACTGACAGGGCGGATGAAACCAGTCAGGCATTCACCCGCCTGAAAAACAGCCTCGACCATACCGAAAGTCTGACCCAGCAGCGCCGCAGCAAAGCCACCGGCGGTGGCGGTGACGCCCTGATGACGAACTGCTGACCGGCGTCAGTCAGTCCGGGAAAACCTTCACGATTAACCCTTAATTTCAGGAAAAACTATGCGCCAGGAAACCCGCTTTAAATTTAATGCTTACCTGTCCCGTGTTGCCGAACTGAACGGCATCGACGCCGGTGATGTGTCGAAAAAATTCACCGTTGAACCGTCGGTCACCCAGATCCTGATGAACACCATGCAGGAGTCCTCTGATTTTCTGACCCGCATCAACATTGTGCCGGTCAGCGAAATGAAAGGGGAAAAAATTGGTATTGGTGTCACCGGCTCCATCGCCAGCACCACCGACACCGCCGGTGGCACCGAGCGTCAGCCGAAGGACTTCTCGAAGCTGGCGTCAAACAAGTACGAATGCGACCAGATTAACTTCGATTTTTATATCCGCTACAAAACGCTGGACCTGTGGGCGCGTTATCAGGATTTCCAGCTCCGTATCCGTAACGCCATTATCAAACGCCAGTCCCTTGATTTCATCATGGCCGGTTTTAACGGCGTGAAGCGTGCCGAAACCTCTGACCGCAGCAGCAATCCGATGCTGCAGGATGTGGCGGTCGGCTGGCTGCAGAAATACCGCAATGAAGCCCCGGCGCGCGTGATGAGCAAGGTTACTGACGAGGAAGGTCACACCACCTCTGAGGTCATCCGCGTGGGTAAGGGTGGTGATTATGCCAGCCTCGATGCACTGGTGATGGATGCGACCAACAACCTGATTGAGCCGTGGTATCAGGAAGACCCTGACCTTGTGGTGATTGTGGGGCGTCAGCTACTGGCGGACAAGTATTTCCCCATCGTTAACAAGGAGCAGGACAACAGCGAGATGCTGGCCGCTGACGTCATCATCAGCCAGAAACGCATCGGCAACCTGCCGGCGGTACGCGTCCCGTACTTCCCGGCGGATGCGATGCTCATCACGAAGCTGGAAAACCTGTCCATCTACTACATGGATGACAGCCATCGCCGCGTGATTGTGGAAAACCCGAAACTCGACCGCGTGGAGAACTACGAGTCAATGAACATTGATTACGTGGTGGAAGACTACGCCGCCGGTTGTCTGGTGGAAAAAATTAAGGTCGGTGATTTCTCCACACCGGCTAAAGCGACCGCAGAGCCGGGAGCGTAACCGATGACGAGTCCCGCACAGCGCCACATGATGCGGGTCTCGGCAGCGATGACCGCGCAGCGGGAAGCCGCCCCGCTGCGACATGCAACTGTCTATGAGCAGATGCTGGTCAAGCTGGCCGCAGACCAGCGCACACTGAAAGCGATTTATTCAAAAGAGCTGAAGGCCGCGAAAAAACGCGAACTGCTGCCGTTCTGGTTGCCGTGGGTGAACGGCGTGCTGGAGCAGGGCAAAGGTGCACAGGATGACATTCTGATGACGGTCATGCTGTGGCGTCTGGATACCGGCGATATTGCCGGTGCGCTGGAGATTGCCCGTTATGCCCTGAAGTATGGTCTGACCATGCCGGGGAAACACCGCCGCACCCCGCCGTACATGTTCACCGAGGAGGTGGCGCTTGCGGCCATGCGCGCTCACGCTGCCGGTGAGTCTGTGGATCCCCGCCTGCTGACGGACACCCTTGAACTGACCGCCACGGCTGACATGCCTGATGAAGTGCGCGCAAAGCTGCACAAAATCACCGGTCTGTTTCTGCGTGACGCTGGTGATGCCGCCGGTGCGCTGGCGCACCTGCAACGTGCGACACAGCTCGACTGTCAGGCAGGCGTCAAAAAAGAGATTGAACGACTGGAGCGGGAGCTGAAACCGAAGCCGGAGCCGCAGCCCAAAGCGGCCACCCGCGCCCCGCGTAAGACCCGGAGCGTGACACCGGCAAAACGTGGACGCCCGAAAAAGAAAGCCAGTTAACAACCGAATGCGCCCCGCGCCAGGGCGGCACGCCGGTCAGTGAGGGTGAATCACCTGACACTGCACCGGCGTCCACCGCCCGACTTTTCAGAGGTAGTCATGATGACGCTGATTATTCCGCGAAAGGAGGCTCCCGTGTCCGGTGAGGGTACGGTGGTCATCCCGCAACCGGCAGGCGACGAGCCGGTGATTAAAAACACGTTCTTTTTTCCCGATATCGACCCGAAGCGCGTCCGGGAACGTATGCGCCTTGAGCAGACCGTCGCCCCCGCCCGTCTGCGTGAGGCCATCAAGTCAGGCATGGCGGAGACGAATGCGGAGCTGTACGAGTACCGCGAACAGAAAATTGCCGCCGGTTTTACGTGTCTGGCGGAAGTCCCGGCGGACGACATCGACGGTGAAAGCATCAAAGTTTTTTACTACGAGCGCGCCGTGTGTGCGATGGCGACCGCGTCGCTTTATGAGCGTTATCGCGGCGTGGATGCCAGTGCCAAAGGCGACAAGAAGGCCGACAGCATTGACAGCACCATTGATGAGCTGTGGCGGGATATGCGCTGGGCAGTGGCGCGAATCCAGGACAAGCCGCGCTGCATTGTGAGTCAAATCTGATGAAGACCTTTGCGCTACAGGGCGACACGCTCGACGCCATCTGTGTCCGGTATTACGGGCGCACTGAGGGCGTGGTCGAGGCCGTGCTCGCCGCAAATCCGGGACTGGCTGAACTGGGTGCGGTGCTGCCGCACGGCACCGCCGTCGAACTGCCCGACGTTCAGACCGCGCCCGTGGCTGAAACTGTCAATTTGTGGGAGTAACGCATGACAGCAGAAGAAAAAAGCGTCCTGTCGCTTTTCATGATTGGGGTGCTGATTGTTGTCGGCAAGGTGCTTGCCGGTGGTGAACCCATCACCCCGCGTCTGTTTATCGGGCGCATGTTACTCGGTGGTTTTGTCTCGATGGTTGCCGGTGTTGTTCTGGTGCAGTTTCCTGACCTGTCACTGCCTGCGGTGTGCGGCATCGGCTCCATGCTGGGTATCGCCGGTTATCAGGTGATTGAGATTGCCATTCAGCGCCGCTTTAAGGGCAGGGGGAAACCGTAATGCCGGTAATTAACACGCATCAGAATATCGCCGCCTTTCTCGACATGCTGGCCGTGTCCGAAGGGACGGCGAATCATCCGCTGACGAAAAACCGGGGCTATGACGTGATAGTCACCGGACTGGACGGAAAGCCGGAAATTTTCACCGACTACAGTGACCACCCGTTCGCACATGGCCGACCGGCGAAGGTGTTTAACCGTCGCGGTGAAAAATCAACGGCCTCCGGTCGCTATCAGCAGCTTTACCTGTTCTGGCCGCATTACCGCAAACAGCTTGCCCTGCCGGATTTCAGTCCGTTGTCACAGGACAGACTCGCCATTCAGTTGATCCGCGAACGCGGTGCACTGGATGACATCCGGGCGGGACGCATTGAACGCGCCATTTCACGCTGTCGCAATATCTGGGCGTCCCTGCCGGGTGCCGGTTACGGTCAGCGTGAGCATTCACTGGAAAAACTGGTCACCGTCTGGCGTACCGCTGGCGGCGTACCGGCTTAAACGGAGTAAACACCATGAAGAAATTATCCCTTTCACTGATGCTGAACGTGTCGCTGGCGCTGATGCTGGCACTGTCCCTGATTTACCCGCAGAGCGTGGCCGTCAGTTTTGTCGCCACCTGGGCGATTCTGGCGACGGTTATCTGTGTGGTTGCCGGTGGTGTCGGCATGTATGCCACTGAGTATGTACTGGAACGCTACGGACGGGAGCTGCCGCCGGAATCGCTGGCCGTGAAGATTGTCACGTCGCTGTTTTTGCAGCCGGTGCCGTGGCGCAGACGGGCAGTGGCTCTGGTAGTGGTGGTGGCGACGTTTATCTCGCTGGTCGCTGCCGGGTGGATTTTTACCGCGCTGATTTATCTTGTGGCATCGGTGTTCTTCCGGTTGATACGTACGGCCTGCTGTCAGCGTTTTGAGGGGTGGGAACCATGTCAAGGCTGATGACTGTGCTGGTTGTGTTGTTATCACTGGCGGTGGCCGGTCTGTTTCTGGTGAAACACAAAAATGCCAGCCTGCGCGCCTCGCTGGACAGGGCGAACAACGTCGCCAACGGGCAGCAGACGACCATCACCATGCTGAAAAATCAGCTTCATGTTGCGCTCACCAGGGCAGACAAAAACGAGCTGGCGCAGGTGGCACTGCGTCAGGAACTGGAGAACGCGGCGAAGCGTGAAGCACAGCGCGAGAAAACCATCACGAGGTTACTGAATGAAAACGAAGATTTTCGCCGCTGGTACGGCGCTGGCCTGCCTGATGCTGTGCGCCGGTTGCACCAGCGCCCGGCCTGCACCGACGCCAGTGATTGTCGCCAACGCCTGCCCGAAAGTGAGTCTTTGCCCGATGCCGGGCAGTGACCCGGAGACGAACGGCGATTTAAGTGCCGATATCCGGCAGCTTGAGAACGCGCTGGCACGCTGTGCCAGCCAGGTAAAAATGATTAAACACTGTCAGGACGAAAACGATGCTCAAACCCGACAGCCTGCGCAGGGCGCTGACTGATGCCGTCACGGTGCTGAAAACCAGTCCCGAGATGCTGCGGATATTCGTGGATAACGGGAGTATTGCCTCCACACTGGCGACGTCGTTGTCATTCGAAAAGCGTTACACGCTCAATGTCATTGTGACCGACTTTACCGGTGATTTTGACCTGCTCATCGTGCCGGTGCTGGCGTGGCTGCGGGAAAATCAGCCCGACATCATGACCACCGACGAAGGCCAGAAAAAGGGCTTCACGTTTTATGCAGACATCAACAATGACAGCAGCTTTGATATCAGCATCAGCCTGATGCTGACCGAGCGCACGCTGGTCAGTGAGGTGGACGGCGCACTGCATGTGAAGAATATCCCGGAACCCCCGCCGCCGGAGCCGGTCACCCGCCCGATGGAGCTTTATATCAATGGCGAACTGGTGAGCAAGTGGGATGAATGAGTTTAAGCGTTTTGAAGACCGGCTGGCCGGACTGATTGAATCGCTGTCACCGTCAGGGCGTCGGCGACTGAGTGCCGAACTGGCGAAACGTCTGCGGCAGAGTCAGCAGCGTCGGGTGATGGCACAGAAAGCCCCGGACGGCACACCCTATGCGCCACGCCAGCAGCAGAGCGCCAGAAAAAAGACCGGTCGTGTTAAGCGAAAAATGTTTGCGAAACTTATCACCAGTCGTTTTTTGCATATCCGCGCCAGCCCTGAACAGGCATCAATGGAGTTTTACGGCGGAAAGTCACCGAAAATCGCCAGCGTGCATCAGTTCGGTCTGTCGGAAGAAACCCGGAAAGACGGTAAGAAAATTGATTATCCGGCGCGTCCCCTGCTCGGCTTTACCGGTGAGGATGTGCAGATGATTGAAGAGATTATTCTGGCGCACCTCGACCGTTAGTTGTGCCATTCCCGACACCTCATCGTCACATTGCCGCCGGTATGACCCGGCGGCATCCTTCCCGTTATGAACACTCTCGCAAATATTCAGGAACTCGCGCGCGCACTGCGCAACATGATCCGCACCGGCATTATCGTCGAAACCGACCTTAACGCCGGTCGCTGCCGTGTGCAGACCGGCGGCATGTGCACCGACTGGCTTCAGTGGCTGACCCATCGCGCCGGACGTTCGCGCACATGGTGGGCACCTTCCGTGGGGGAACAGGTGCTGATTCTGGCCGTGGGCGGTGAACTCGACACGGCGTTCGTTCTGCCGGGGATTTATTCCGGCGATAACCGCGCGCCGTCTGCGTCGGCGGATGCCCTGCATATCCGTTTCCCTGACGGGGCGGTGATTGAGTATGAACCCGAAACCAGTGCACTCACGGTAAGCGGAATTAAAACGGCCAGCGTGACGGCTTCTGATTCTGTTACTGCCACGGTACCGGTGGTCACGGTGAAAGCGTCAACCCGTGTCACCCTGGACACACCGGAAGTGGTCTGCACTAACAAACTGACTACCGGCACGCTGGAAGTGCAGAAGGGCGGGACGATGCGCGGCAACATTGAACACACCGGCGGTGAACTCTCATCAAACGGTAAGGTACTGCATACCCATAAACACCCCGGCGACAGCGGCGGCACAACCGGGAGTCCTTTATGACAGCGCGTTATCTCGGAATGAATCGCAGTGATGGCCTGACTGTCACTGACCTTGAGCATATCAGCCAGAGTATCGGCGATATCCTGCGTACCCCCGTCGGCTCACGGGTGATGCGTCGTGATTACGGCTCGTTGCTGGCGTCAATGATTGACCAGCCGCAGACCCCGGCGCTTGAGTTGCAGATTAAGGTCGCCTGTTACATGGCGGTGCTGAAATGGGAACCCCGCGTAACCCTGTCATCCGTCACCACTGAGCGCAGTTTTGACGGGCGAATGACTGTCACTTTGACCGGCCAGCACAACGACACCGGCCAGCCACTTTCGTTAACCATCCCTGTGAGTTGAAACCATGCCGATTATCGACCTGAACCAGCTACCCGCACCGGATGTGGTCGAGGAGCTGGACTTTGAAACCATTCTCGCCGAACGCAAGGCGACACTGATTTCCCTTTACCCGGAAGACCAGCAGGAGGCGGTCGCCCGTACCCTGACGCTGGAATCCGAGCCTCTCGTCAAACTGCTGGAGGAAAATGCTTATCGTGAGCTTATCTGGCGTCAGCGTGTGAATGAGGCTGCACGGGCGGTAATGCTGGCCTGTGCCGCCGGTAATGACCTTGATGTGATTGGTGCCAATTACAACACCACGCGCCTGACTATCACCCCGGCAGATGATTCGACCCTCCCGCCGACACCGGCCGTGATGGAATCTGACACCGATTACCGTCTGCGTATTCAGCAGGCGTTTGAAGGTTTAAGCGTCGCCGGGTCGGTGGGAGCCTATCAGTATCATGGTCGCAGTGCCGACGGGCGTGTCGCGGATATTTCTGTAACCAGTCCGTCTCCGGCCTGCGTCACCATCTCTGTGCTGTCACGTGAAAATAACGGTGTTGCATCCGAAGACCTGCTGGCCGTGGTGCGTAACGCCCTTAATGGTGAGGACGTCAGGCCGGTGGCCGACCGCGTGACCGTGCAGTCTGCCGCCATCGTTGAATACCAGATAAACGCCACGCTTTACCTTTACCCTGGTCCCGAAAGCGAACCCATCCGCGCGGCCGCAGTAAAAAAACTGGAAGCGTATATCACGGCACAGCACCGGCTGGGGCGCGACATCCGTCTGTCTGCCATTTATGCCGCTTTGCATGTGGAAGGCGTGCAGCGTGTCGAACTGACTGCACCGCTGGCCGACATCGTGCTCAACAGTACGCAGGCGTCTTTCTGTACCGAATACCGCGTCGTGACCGGAGGCTCTGATGAGTGATTCGCGCCTGCTGCCGACCGGCTCATCACCGCTTGAAGTTGCCGCCGCAAAAGCCTGTGCGGAAATTGAAAAAACGCCGGTCAGTATTCGTGAGCTGTGGAACCCGGACACCTGTCCGGCAAATCTGCTGCCGTGGCTGGCGTGGGCGTTTTCGGTTGACAGGTGGGATGAAAAGTGGCCGGAAGCAACAAAACGCGCTGTTATCCGCGATGCGTATTTCATTCACTGCCATAAGGGCACTATTGGTGCGATTCGCCGTGTGGTGGAGCCGCTCGGCTATCTGATTGAGGTGAGGGAGTGGTGGCAGCTCAACGAGGAGCCGGGGACGTTCCGCATCGTTGTTGGCGTGCTTGAGCAGGGTATTACCGAGGAAATGTATCAGGAGCTGGAGCGTCTCGTTGCTGATGCAAAACCTGCAAGCCGCCATCTGACGGGACTGGCTATCAGTTTAAGTACAACCGGCAACATTTTTGCCGGTGCGGGATGCTATCACGGCGACGCCCTGACGGTTTATCCCTACACCCCGGAGGCCATTATTGTCGGAGGGGATTATTTCCCGGCCTCGGCCATTCATTTAATTGATAACCTGAGAGTAAACGCATGACAGTGAAATACTACGCCATTCTGACTAATCAGGGCGCAGCACGGCTGGCTAACGCGACGATGCTCGGCAGTAAGCTGAATCTGACGCAAATGGCCGTTGGTGATGCGAATGGTGTCTTACCGACACCAGACCCGGCACAGACAAAACTGATTAACCAGAAACGCATCGCGCCGCTGAATCTTCTGAGTGTTGACCCTAACAATCAGAGCCAGATTATTGCGGAGCAAATCATCCCTGAAAACGAGGGCGGATTCTGGATCCGTGAGATTGGACTTTATGATGATGAAGGCGTACTCATTGCGGTGGCGAACTGCCCGGAAACGTACAAACCGCAGTTGCAGGAAGGCAGTGGTCGTACCCAGACTATCCGCATGATTCTGGTTGTCACGAACACCGAAGCCATCACGCTGAAAATCGACCCGGCTGTGGTACTGGCAACACGTAAATATGTGGATGACAAAATTTCTGAGCACGAACAGTCACGACGCCACCCGGACGCCTCGCTGACCGCAAAAGGTTTTACTCAGTTAAGCAGTGCAACTAACAGTACATCTGAAACACTGGCCGCAACACCGAAAGCGGTAAAGGCTGCATATGACCTGGCTAACGGGAAATATACCGCTCAGGATGCGACTACGGCACGAAAAGGCCTTGTTCAACTCAGTAGCGCCACAAACAGCACGTCTGAAACACTGGCTGCAACGCCAAAAGCGGTCAAGGCGGCGTATGACCTGGCTAACGGGAAATATACCGCCCAGAACGCCACCACGACGCAAAAAGGGCTTGTTCAGCTCAGTAGTGCAACCAACAGCACATCTGAAACACTGGCTGCAACGCCAAAAGCGGTAAAGGCTGCATACGACCTGGCTAATGGAAGACAACCGGCAAACGCCATACTCACTGCTCTGGCAGGGCTTGCTACAGCGGCAGATAAACTCCCTTATTTTACAGGGGTAGATCGTGCCGCGTTAACTGCACTGACAAGTGTTGGTCGTGCAATTCTTAGTAAGCCCAGCACACAGGGAGTTCTTGATTATCTTGGTTTGGGAGAAGGCTCTGCATTGCCTGTTGGTGTACCTGTTCCGTGGCCCTCCGCAACCCCGCCAACGGGCTGGCTGAAATGCAACGGCGCTGCCTTTGATAAGGTGAAATATCCCCATCTTGCTACAGCATATCCATCAGGGAAACTACCTGATCTCCGTGGTGAGTTTATTCGTGGATGGGATGACGGGCGTGGTATTGATGCAGGACGTGCTTTATTGAGCATTCAGACTGGGATGCTGGAAAAACACCGCCATATTGTTGTTGCCAACGATGGGTATGATTCAAAAGAGGAATGGGAACTGGCGACAATCTTCAGAAGAGCATATACGCAAGGCCGGGGGCTTGATGCTGCCGATGCCGGAGGAACTCTGATTCCATCACCAACGCTACATACACGAGGGAGTATTGGTAACACAGGTGGGAGCGAAACCCGTCCACGAAATATTGCATTTAACTATATCGTGAGAGCTGCATAATGGATAAAGCCGTATTAAATAGCGAACTTATTGCCACGAAGGCGGGGAATATTACCGTCTATAACTATGATGGTGAAACACGGGAATATATTTCCACTTCAAATGAATATCTTGCCGTTGGTGTCGGTATCCCGGCATATTCCTGTTTAGATGCTCCTGGCACATATAAGGCGGGTTATGCTATCTGCCGTTCTATGGATTTAAAATCATGGGAATATGTGTCAGACCATCGTGGTGAAATTGTCTATAGCACCGAAACAGGTGAATCAAAAGAAATCAAAACTCCGGGTGATTACCCTGAAAATGCAACCACTATCGCCCCGTCAACGCCATACGATAAATGGGATGGTGAGAAATGGGTGACGGATACCGAGGCACAGCATAGCGCCGCAGTAGATGCAGCAGAAGCACAGCGCCAGTCACTGATTGATGCAGCAATGGCTTCCATTAGTCTGATTCAGCTGAAATTACAGGCCGGGCGGAAACTGACGCAGGCAGAAACAACCCGGCTTAACGCTGTGCTGGATTACATTGACGCTGTGACGGCAACAGATACCAGCACCGCGCCTGATGTTATCTGGCCTGAACTGCCGGAGGCGTAGGCCATTCAATATCTGGAGCACTGGAAATTTCGACAAGTTCCAGTGCTCCAGATAATCGACTGTGTGGGAACAGGCAGGACGATTGCTGGCTGCGAGGGAATCACGTCAACGTGTGGCGCTGATTTTTGATATTGACCTGTCCACGCTCTATAAAAAATTCGCCTCATCAGCGACAAAGAATAAATTGTGCCATCCATCAGCCAACCGGGACAAATAGCCTGACATCTCCGGCACACATGAAAATACCACTCACCCATTAACCACGGAGTTAAACGGATGAGCGACTATCATCATGGCGTGCAGGTGCTGGAGATTAACGACGGCACCCGCGTCATTTCCACTGTATCCACCGCCATTGTCGGCATGGTCTGCACGGCCAGCGATGCGGATGCGGAAACCTTCCCCCTCAATAAACCGGTGCTGATTACCAATGTGCAGAGCGCAATTGCAAAGGCCGGTAAAAAAGGCACGCTGGCGGCGTCGTTACAGGCCATCGCTGACCAGTCAAAACCGGTCACCGTTGTTGTGCGCGTGGAAGACGGCACCGGCGACGACGAAGAAACGAAACTTGCGCAGACCGTTTCCAATATCATCGGCACCACCGACGAAAACGGTCAGTACACCGGACTGAAAGCCCTGCTGGCGGCGGAGTCGGTAACCGGTGTTAAACCGCGTATTCTCGGCGTGCCGGGACTGGATACCAAAGAGGTGGCTGTTGCACTGGCATCAGTCTGTCAGAAGCTGCGCGCTTTCGGGTATATCAGCGCATGGGGCTGTAAAACCATTTCTGAGGTGAAAGCCTACCGCCAGAATTTCAGCCAGCGTGAGCTGATGGTCATCTGGCCGGATTTCCTCGCATGGGATACGGTCACCAGTACCACCGCCACCGCGTATGCCACTGCCCGTGCGCTGGGGCTGCGCGCTAAAATCGACCAGGAGCAGGGCTGGCATAAAACGCTGTCCAACGTTGGGGTGAACGGTGTTACCGGCATCAGTGCATCTGTATTCTGGGATTTGCAGGAGTCCGGCACCGATGCTGACCTGCTTAACGAGTCAGGCGTCACTACGCTGATTCGCCGCGACGGTTTCCGCTTCTGGGGTAACCGTACCTGCTCTGATGACCCGCTGTTCCTCTTTGAAAACTACACCCGCACCGCGCAGGTGCTGGCCGACACGATGGCTGAGGCGCACATGTGGGCGGTGGACAAGCCCATCACCGCAACGCTGATTCGCGACATCGTTGACGGTATCAATGCCAAATTCCGTGAGCTGAAAACAAACGGCTATATCGTGGATGCGACCTGCTGGTTCAGCGAAGAATCCAACGATGCGGAAACCCTCAAGGCCGGAAAACTGTATATCGACTACGACTATACACCGGTGCCTCCTCTCGAAAACCTGACCCTGCGCCAGCGTATTACCGATAAATACCTGGCAAATCTGGTCACCTCGGTTAACAGCAATTAAGGAGCCTGACCGATGGCAATGCCGCGCAAACTCAAATTAATGAACGTCTTTCTGAACGGCTACAGCTATCAGGGCGTTGCAAAGTCCGTCACGCTGCCAAAACTGACCCGTAAGCTCGAAAACTATCGCGGTGCGGGAATGAACGGCAGCGCACCGGTAGACCTCGGCCTTGATGACGATGCGCTGTCAATGGAGTGGTCGCTGGGTGGCTTCCCGGATTCGGTTATCTGGGAGCTTTACGCCGCAACCGGTGTGGATGCTGTGCCGATTCGTTTTGCAGGCTCTTACCAGCGTGACGATACCGGCGAAACGGTGGCCGTCGAGGTGGTCATGCGTGGCCGTCAGAAAGAAATCGACACCGGCGAGGGTAAACAGGGAGAAGACACCGAGTCGAAAATCTCCGTGGTCTGCACCTATTTCCGGCTGACGATGGACGGTAAGGAGCTGGTCGAAATCGACACCATCAACATGATTGAGAAGGTGAACGGCGTCGACCGGCTGGAGCAACACCGCCGCAATATCGGCCTGTGATTTTCATCCGGTCAGCCTGGCTGACCGGTTAACCCCGATTCAGAAGTGAGAAAACCATGAACAAAGAAAACGTCATTACCCTGGATAATCCGGTTAAACGTGGTGAACAGGTTATCGAACAGGTCACGCTGATGAAACCCAATGCCGGGACGCTGCGCGGTGTCAGTCTGGCTGCGGTCGCAAACTCCGAAGTCGATGCACTGATTAAAGTGCTGCCGCGCATGACGGCACCGATGCTGACCGAGCAGGAGGTCGCCGCGCTGGAACTGCCTGACCTTGTGGCGCTGGCCGGTAAGGTGGTCGGTTTTTTGTCGCCGAACTCGGTGCAGTGACGTTTCCGAAAAATCTCTCGGTCGATGACCTGATGGCGGATGTGGCAGTGATATTTCACTGGCCGCCATCAGAACTGTATCCCATGAGCCTGACCGAACTCATCACATGGCGCGAAAAGGCGCTCCGGCGAAGCGGAAACACGAATGAGTAACAATGTAAAATTACAGGTATTGCTCAGGGCTGTTGACCAGGCATCCCGCCCGTTTAAATCCATCCGCACAGCGAGTAAGTCGCTGTCGGGGGATATCCGGGAAACACAAAAATCACTGCGCGAGCTGAACGGTCAGGCATCCCGTATTGAGGGGTTCCGCAAGACCAGTGCACAGCTCGCCGTGACTGGTCAGGAACTGAAAAAAGCCAGACAGGAAGCCGCAGCACTGGCTGTCCAGTTTAAAAATACTGAACGACCAACAAATGCACAGGCAAAGGCAATGGAAGCCGCGCGTAAAAATGTGTCGGAGTTACAGGCGAAATATAACAGCCTGAGATTGTCGGTACAGCGCCAGCGTCAGGAACTGAGTCAGGCGGGTATTAATACCCGTAATCTGGCGCATGATGAACGAGGGCTGAAAAACCGTATCAGTGAAACCACCGTACAGCTTAACCGGCAGCGTGACGCGCTGGCGCGTGTCAGTGCGCAACAGGCAAAACTTAACGCAGTAAAACAGCGTTATCAGGCCGGAAAGGAACTGGCCGGAAATATGGCCTCAGTGGGCGCTGCCGGTGTGGGGATTGCTGCTGCGGGAACGATGGCCGGTGTTAAGCTGCTGATGCCCGGTTATGAGTTTGCGCAGAAAAACTCAGAATTGCAGGCTGTGCTCGGTGTCGCAAAAGACTCCGCCGAAATGGCCGCGCTACGCAAACAGGCGCGCCAGCTCGGCGACAATACCGCAGCCTCGGCAGATGATGCAGCCGGTGCACAGATTATCATTGCGAAAGCGGGTGGAGATGCTGCGGCTATTCAGGCGGCAACGCCGGTCACGCTGAATATGGCACTGGCGAATCAGCGGTCGATGGAAGAAAACGCGCAACTGTTGCTGGGGACTAAAGCATCTTTTCAACTGTCAAATGATGATGTCAGCCATGTGGGCGATGTGTTGTCGGCAACGATGAATAAGTCGGCGGCTGATTTTCAGGGACTCAGTGATGCACTGACTTATCTTGGCCCGGTCGCAAGAACGGCAGGTGTAAGTCTTGAGCAGGCAGCAGCCATGACCGGTGTGCTGCATGACAATAACATCAGGGGGTCAATGGCGGGTACTGGTAGTAGTGCCGTTGTCACCCGATTACAGGCTCCGACAGGGAAAGCATGGGAAGCACTCAAAGAGCTTGGCGTTAAAACCTCGGACAAAAAGGGAAATATGCGTCCGTTGTTCACCATTCTGAAAGAGATTCAGGCCAGCTTTGATAAACACAAGCTGGGAACGTCTCAGAAGGGGGAATACCTTAAAACCATTTTTGGTGAGGAAGCCCTGAAATCAGCGAACGTTTTACTGGCAGCGGCTGCAAGCGGAAAGCTGGATAAGCTGACCGCCACGCTGAAAGCCTCGGACGGTAAAACGGAAGAGCTGGTTAAAATCATGCAGGATAACCTCGGCGGTGACTTTAAGGAGTTTCAGTCCGCTTATGAGGCGGTGGGGACAGACCTGTTTGACCAGCAGGAAGGCGCACTGCGTAAGCTCACTCAGACGGCCACAAAGTATGTGTTAAAACTCGACGGCTGGATCCAGAAAAACAAATCACTGGCGTCAACCATCGGCCTCATTGTCGGTGGCGCGCTGGCGCTTATTGGCATCATCGGTGCCATTGGTCTTGTAGCCTGGCCGGTTATCACCGGCATCAATGCCATCATCGCGGCAGCAGGCGCAATGGGGGCAATCTTCACGACGGTTGGCAGTGCTGTTATGACCGCCATCGGGGCGATTAGCTGGCCGGTTGTGGCCGTGGTGGCTGCCATTGTCGCCGGGACGTTGCTTATCCGTAAATACTGGGAGCCTGTCAGCGCATTCTTTGGCGGTGTGGTTGAAGGGCTGAAAGCGGCATTTGCGCCGGTGGGGGAACTGTTCACGCCACTTAAGCCGGTGTTTGACTGGCTGGGCGAAAAGTTACAGGCCGCGTGGCAGTGGTTTAAAAACCTGATTGCCCCGGTCAAAGCCACACAGGACACCCTGAACCGTTGCCGTGACACGGGCGTCATGTTCGGGCAGGCACTGGCTGACGCGTTGATGCTACCGCTTAATGCGTTCAACAAACTGCGCAGCGGTATTGACTGGGTACTGGAAAAACTCGGTGTTATCAACAAAGAGTCAGACACACTTGACCAGACCGCAGCCAGAACTCATGCCGCCACGTATGGCACCGGTGGTTATATTCCGGCGACCAGCTCTTATGCAGGCTATCAGGCTTATCAGCCGGTTACGGCACCGGCTGGCCGCTCTTATGTGGACCAGAGTAAAAACGAATATCACATCAACCTGACGGGTGGTACTGCGCCGGGGACACAGCTTGACCGCCAGTTACAGGATGCGCTCGAAAAATACGAGCGGGATAAACGTGCGCGCGCCCGTGCCAGCATGATGCATGACGGTTAAGGAGGTGATGAAAAATGATGCTCGCGTTAGGTATGTTTGTTTTTATGCGCCAGACGCTGCCACACCAGACCATGCAGCGTGAATCAGATTATCGCTGGCCGTCAAATTCCCGTATCGGTAAACGGGATGCCTACCAGTTTCTCGGCGTTGGCGAGGAAAACATCACGCTTGCCGGTGTGCTTTATCCCGAACTGACCGGCGGCAAGCTGACGATGACCACGCTCAGGCTGATGGCAGAGGAGGGGCGAGCGTGGCCGTTGCTGGATGGCACCGGCATGATTTACGGCATGTATGTCATCAACAAGGTGAGTGAAACAGGGAGTATTTTCTTTGCAGACGGCACACCCCGGAAAATTGATTTTACGCTGTCGCTCACCCGCGTTGATGAATCACTGGCCGCGCTTTATGGCGATATCGGTAAACAGGCGGAGTCGCTCATCGGTAAGACTGGCAGTATGGCGACCAGATTCACGGGTATGACGGGGGCAGGATAATGCTGGATGCGCTGACATTTGATGCAGGCAGTACGCTGACGCCGGATTACATGCTGATGCTCGACAGCAGGGATATTACCGGCAATATCAGCGACCGTCTGATGAGCATGACTCTGACGGATAACCGGGGCTTTGAGGCTGACCAGCTTGATATTGAACTGAACGATGCCGACGGGCAGGTCGAACTGCCGGTTCGTGGCGCTGTCCTGACGGTGTATATCGGCTGGAAAGGTTTTGCCCTGGTATGCAAAGGGAAATTCACCGTTGATGAGGTTGAACACCGGGGCGCGCCGGATGTGGTCACCATCCGCGCCCGGAGTGCAGATTTCCGCGGGACGCTCAATTCCCGCCGTGAAGGCTCCTGGCATGACACCACGCTCGGTGCGATTGTTGAGGCGATAGCCTCCCGTAACAGGCTGGAAGCCAGTGTCGCTCCGTCACTGGCCGGAATTAAAATTCCGCACATCGACCAGTCGCAGGAGTCTGATGCGAAATTCCTGACCCGCCTTGCAGAACGCAACGGCGGTGAGGTGTCGGTAAAAATGGGAAAACTGCTGTTTCTCAAAGCGGGGCAGGGGGTGACGGCCAGCGGTAAAAAAATCCCGCAGATTACCATCACTCGCAGCGACGGCGACCGCCATCATTTTGCGATTGCTGACCGTGGAGCCTACACCGGTGTAACGGCAAAATGGCTACACACCAAAGACCCGAAGCCTCAAAAGCAGAAGGTAAAACTGAAACGCAAAAAGAAAGAGAAACACCTGCGCGCACTGGAGCACCCGAAAGCGAAACCGGTCAGGCAGAAGAAAGCGCCTAAAGTACCGGAAGCGCGTGAAGGTGAATACATGGCCGGTGAGGCTGACAACGTTTTTGCCCTGACCACGGTATATGCCACGAAAGCGCAGGCCATGCGCGCCGCTCAGGCGAAGTGGGATAAGCTGCAACGGGGCGTTGCGGAGTTCTCCATCAGTCTGGCTACCGGTCGTGCTGATATTTACACGGAAACACCGGTTAAAGTGTCAGGCTTTAAGCGCGTCATAGACGAGCAGGACTGGACAATCACTAAGGTGACACATTTTCTGAATAATAGCGGCTTCACGACGTCCTTGGAGCTTGAGGTCAGGCTTTCTGATGTGGAGTACGAAACAGAAGATGATGAGTGATGTTTTTATTTTATCTGTTTGTTTTATAAGGATAAATTAGCTAAAATGGCACCATCAACAAAACCGGAAGAGGTGCTCGCGATGTTTCATTGTCCTTTATGCCAGCATGCCGCACATGCGCGTACAAGCCGCTATATCACTGACACGACAAAAGAGCGTTATCACCAGTGTCAGAACGTGAATTGCAGCGCCACGTTCATCACTTATGAGTCGGTACAGCGATACATCGTGAAGCCGGGAGAAGTCCACGCCGTAAGGCCGCACCCGTTACCATCAGGACAGCAAATTATGTGGATGTGATCACAAAAATAGCCCCTCAGTTGAGGGGCTTATTTATGGTCGATGTGGACGCTATGTGGACAGTGCTTGATATAAATCCATTTATATCATCAGGTTAGGTGCTTTTTTGTGACACCATCCCTGTCTTCCCCCACATGATGTGGGGGTTTTTTTTATCCTCAATTTGCTTGCTGCTTAATGCATTGCAGATGATTTGCTTCCGTTATACTACCGTCAGTTGATAGCGGGAGTATTTATGAATCAATCTTATGGACGGCTGGTCAGTCGGGCGGCGATTGCTGCGACGGCGATGGCTTCGCTGCTATTGCTGATTAAAATTTTTGCATGGTGGTATACCGGGTCGGTGAGTATTCTCGCCGCGCTGGTGGATTCGCTGGTGGATATCGGCGCGTCGTTGACGAATTTACTGGTGGTGCGATATTCCCTGCAACCTGCCGACGATAATCACTCGTTTGGTCACGGTAAAGCTGAGTCCCTCGCGGCGCTGGCGCAAAGTATGTTTATCTCCGGTTCGGCACTATTCCTGTTTTTGACGGGTATTCAACATCTGGTATCTCCAACACCGATGACAGATCCAGGCGTCGGGGTTATCGTGACAATTGTGGCGCTAATTTGTACGATTATCCTTGTCTCGTTTCAGCGGTGGGTGGTGCGCCGGACGCAAAGCCAGGCGGTGCGGGCTGATATGCTACATTACCAGTCTGATGTTATGATGAACGGCGCAATTCTGCTGGCGCTGGGGTTGTCCTGGTACGGCTGGCATCGCGCCGATGCTCTGTTTGCATTGGGAATCGGCATCTATATTTTATATAGCGCGTTACGCATGGGATATGAGGCGGTACAGTCATTACTGGATCGCGCATTGCCTGATGAAGAACGGCAAGAAATTATTGATATCGTGACTTCCTGGCCGGGTGTTAGCGGCGCTCACGATCTTCGCACGCGGCAGTCAGGGCCGACCCGCTTTATTCAGATTCATTTGGAAATGGAAGACTCTCTGCCTTTGGTTCAGGCACATATGGTGGCGGATCAGGTAGAGCAGGCTATTTTACGGCGTTTTCCGGGATCGGATGTGATTATCCATCAGGACCCCTGTTCCGTCGTACCCAGGGAGGGTAAACGGTCTATGCTTTCATAA